CGTGCTCCGGCCCAGGAATCCAACCGGTCTGAGCGTCGCCGAGCTTGGCGACCTTGATCGGGCCGGCATGCCTGCGAGCCGTAGCGATGCTCGCGTTGAAGATCGCGTCCTCGTACATCAGCGGCCGCCACATGCGACTGATGATCGACGTGCCGCGCACGTCGTACGGATGCATTTTACGGGCGAGGAAGGTGAAGTTGACCGGGCTCAGCTCGACGTGCTGACCGCCCATGAGGGCGGCGAGCAGCTCCGGCGGCATCGAGTCGCGCACCGACCGGACCATCTCGTGGTCCGACATGAGGACTTGCTGCAAGCGCGCGTCGGGCTTGAAGCGCACGACCGGGTCCATCTTGATGAACGGTGTGTGGATGACTTCGAGCTGGTCGGGGTTGTGCATCCCGATGTACGTCCAGATGCCCTCGTCGTCATCGTAGAACAGGTGCGGGCATGCTTCACCGATCACGAGGTACTCGCGGACAAAGTACGGCAACATCGTGCGGAGCTGGGACGCCTCACACATACGCTCCATCGCGTCTTTGACTTCGCCGTCGACGCCGTCGCCTGTCAGCTCGAAGTCCCCCCAGGGCAGCTCGGCGTACATGTCGACCGCGTTACCGATGAGCGCGTCGAGCTTGTAGAACAAGCGCCAGTAGACGTTTGCCAGCGACCGATGTACAGGGTAATTCTGCCTATCAGGGCTTTCGAACTCCGGTTGGTAGGGTCTTGCCGGGGTCTGAGAAACCCCGCCACCGCCGCCACCGAGAGAGCCGCCAAAGGGTAGGTTGCCGCCCGCGCCTTTGCGGAGGGCTGCGCTCTTCTTCAGCGAGCCTTTGTAGCCGGTGCCGGCGCCAGGCGCGAGGGATGCGCCTTCGGGCATGAAGCCCTCGAAGAAGTCCGCTGCGGCCGCAGGCTGCCCACCGCTCGACATGCGCGGCAGGAACTGGTCGAACCGCGCCTGCATCTTCTCGCGGTCGTGAGGGCTGTTGCGCCCCTGCCACTCAGAACCGTGCCAGCCCCAAGGCGATGGCTGGTTCCAGCCACTGTTCTCGACAGGCGGGCTGTCAGGGAGCGTCTGACGGACGAGGCCGTTCGCGCGACGTGCCTGCTCGTGCGGGTCGCCGTACTTCCCGTGGGTTGTGATTCCGCCTTGCCACATAGCTTAGCCGCCGTACTTCGCTGCTTCGAGGTCAGGGTCGCCGTGGTTCACGGCCGGAGGATGGCGTTGTCCCCAGGACATGTCCACCCAATCGTTTTCACTTTCACCCGCGCCGAACACGGAGTCAGACCCAGCTTCGTGCTCGTCGACCTCCACATCTTGGTCGTTTTGCTGCGCTTGAGGCTCAGCTCCAACGACTGTGAGCTGTGTGAGGATGTCGGCCCAGTCACCTTCGAAGGCGACCGCCTTGTCGTCGACGAAGTAGTCCGCTCGCGGTTTCCGACCGACCCAGACATCCGAGTACGGGATCTGGTGACGGTCGAGGTGGTCGCCGATCTGGTCCGCCCAGATCTTGACCGTCTCATCGTCGAGGTTCTCGTCACCGAAGCGCGCTGTGTAGATGCTGATGCGCCAGCCCAAGCTCGCCAGCTCCGCGAGCGTCTCGGCGGCGCCAGGCTGAGGCGCACCAAAAGGGAGCTGCTGCTCGGTGCTGCCGTACTCTGGCGCGTTCTGCGGCGGATGTTCAAGGATGGTTCCGTCAAGGTCGACAGCGACCCAAGGCTGACGCTGGCCCGTGCGCGAGAACTCGACCGGTACGCCGATGAAGTACTTTCCGGTGCGACTGTCGAGCATGATTGTCGACGACTGAATGTCGGTGTCCATGAGGTAGCCGAAAGGTGTGTTGGGGATCGGCAGCATGCGGCCGCCTGTCTGCTGCACCATCTTCTGCAGCTCACCTTGATCGGGGTTCAAGTTCGGACCTTGGTCCGAGCCCATGCGGATGCTGGAGCCAGGGTCACCCTCGTAGTTGGACCCAACCGGCGATGTTTGATCGTACGATTGCTCCCACATCTCACCGCGATTCAGTGGTTGCGGTGACGGACTGTCGTTGCTCAGCTCGCGCAGCGAATTGCCGAACTCTGCCTCGTGCTCCGTCTCGCCCGTGTGATGAGGCATCTTGCGGTTGTGGTCGAGTATGAGGTTCTGCGGCGTGTCATAAGCCAGCCCTGTCGGCCCTACAACTGATTGGCCGCCCATCGGCATGTCTGACGGATTCGGGTAGCCTTCGTGCGAGTCCAGCTCGTGCACGATGTCAACGATCGCCATGCGCCTGTCCATCCAACAGCTCATCACCACCCCCTCCCACTATTCCATGTGCGGATGGACGCGCCTTGTGGAGCGCTCATGACCTGCCCGCGGTTGATCCAGGTCGACCCGCCTTCTTCGGCGCGGCGACGCGCAGCCCGCTTACTGCGGTCGTCGTAGCGCTCGGTAAAGCCAGCACGTTGCACCATCTTATGTAGATGTACGAGGACGCGCGCCGAGTCATCGCTGTTGTATCCGCGCGTCTGCCCCTTGTTGGGGTTCGTGATCTTCTGCGTGTCCGGGTCGCGCTGGAGTCCGAGCAGCTCGTAGATGGCTGCGCTCGTGGCATGAAGTTGAGGCGGCTCCTTCGCCCACTGCAGCGGCCGCAGCCAATCGCCATTCGCGTCGACATCGACGTCACCCTTGGCCGGCGGCAGCATGTGAAACAAACCAGCGTAGCAATCGACCATCCAGTCGATGAAGTCCTTGTCTTTCATCGAGTGCTGCTCAGCCGGGATGCCGAACTCGCGAATCTCTTGGATAGGCTGCACAGAGTTCCAACGGTCGAACTCAACACCGGACAAGCGCACGCGGAAGCGTAACATGCCGATGGTGTCAACGACGCTCGGGAAGTAAACCTCGGTGCCGATCTCTGGAACAATGCGCACGACGTCGTCGACGACTGTGATTTTACGCTCGTTGCCGTCGGCATCAACGACGAACTCGGGATGCCCGATCGCGAACGAGAAGGAGTCGAAGTTCCAGCCGGCGTCGACTGCGATGTAGCGCGGTGTCCGATCGACATGTACGTCACAATGACCGAGACGGACAGCGATGTACTTGTCACCTGTACCAGCGGTGCGGTTGTAGTAGTCGAAGCGCGCCATCGGCTTGCGGCCGACGTCGACGACTGTGTCGATGAAACGACGCTCGTCGTAGACCAGCGGCGTCGCAGCGCCAGGTGGATTTGCGCCGAAGTCACGCTCGGCACCGACCGGGTCCTTCTGGTAGTTGATGATGAAGTTGCTCCGCCCCTGCTTCGGATTGAACTCCCAAGTCGCGAACTTCTGTGAGTACATGCCTGTGATCTGACCGGCTCGGCGGTAGAGGCGCATCGCCTCATCGTCACGGCTGATGGGGCTGGTTACAGAGATCATGGAGCCGAGCCATGGCAGTCCGCCGTACTCGGTTACGTGCGCACGCACGGTCTGCAAAGACGCCTCTTGAGTACGGTAAACTTCGGCTGCGCCCTGCGGTCCGTCGGTCTGCTTCATGCGCGCCAGCTCGTCAACGAGCGACCCGATACGTGTGCGACCGGCCTGGGAGCTGGAGTTGGAGTTGAGGCTGTTGATGACGAGACGCACCCGCGGATGCTCGTTGCGGATGGTCTTCACCGCCTCGTCGTAGCGCCATGGGCGCATACCGATCCGTGTCTGGCTCTCTGCCTGCTGAATGACCCAAGGCACGTATTTGCGGAACCAAGGACTGTTGGCGCGGAAGCCGTTGAACTTCGTCCAAATGGTGTCCTGGGACTGCACGTCAGAGGCCGCGAGGAACGTCAGCTCGAACGTCTCCGCTTTGGAGATGCCGAGGTAGCCGTGCAAGCCACCCTTCCAACTGTGCGCCAGTGTCAGGATGCGATGCTCGTAGTAGGTGCCCATCAGAGCCGCCGTCATGCTCTTACCGGCGCGCATACCGATCAAGAGGTGCATCTGATTGTAGTTGAGCAGCAGGCCGTCCTCGACAAACTCGCTGCGTGTCGTGCCGCACTTGGGGCAGGTGTCTTCGAGATTGTCGCTGTCCCAGACCAGCAACACCTCAGACTCTAGGTACATCTGCGACCGGCCCCAACAGTCGCCTGGCTGGCCTGAGCGGAAGTCGCTACCGGTCGGATTACACGTAGGGCAGCGGAGCTGGAAGTAGTCGCGGATGGTCTGATACGAACCGTAGTACTCGTATAGGTCAGGCGAGTGGCACCAGTTTTCGCCGATGCACCACTCGATGGCGTTTGCAGCAGGCACTGCCAGCGCGCGGCCGACCGCGTCGATCTGGTCGATCGCGTCCGGTGCCGTGCCGGAGATGCTCAGCCCGAGCTGGGCTTGCAACTCGCCATCATCAAAGGTCGAAGCCCTGATGTCTGACAGGTCGACCCTCACGCGATGGCGTCTCCTGGGATCGTGAGCTGATGATCACAGCCGTCAGCCCAAACGACGAACTCCTCGCCCGCATGCCGGTTCCGTACGATCGTCACCTTGGTGCCCTTCTCCAGGTGCCAACGGTAGCCGTCACGTCCAGGCACATCGAGCGCCTTCGCGAGCTTGCCCTCGTCACCAGGCGCCATCGGCGCGAGCGGGCGCTCACCCCAGTCGATGTGGTCCGGTGAGTCGTCAGCCTCTCGCATCGCCTCGACATAGAACCCCTGAATCGCCGAGGCGACCACGTTGCGGCGGTGCGCCTTGAGTCCCATCTTCTCGACGTCTGTACGACCGCGGCTGGGGTTGTAGTAGGCGCCCGCTGGCGACTGAGCGCCTGGCGACGGAGTCCCACCGCCCGACCAGATCTGCTTCGCCATCTGGAGGACCTGGTTCGGGTCTGTCTCACCCGCGTAATTCATCGCCTCATTGATGGCGTCCGCGATCGGTGTGCCGTTTCGGTAGAGCTGCTGGAGGTGTGTCTCAACACCTTGGTTGGCGCTCTTGTTGCTTTTGATCGAGCGGTTCATCGGTGAGACGCCATAGATTCCAGGCCGCACGAGCGGCACTTCTTTGGTCGCCTGCTGCCCCGAAGGCGGTCCGCTGTACATCGTCTTGCGGTCAGGGATCTTGGAGGTGAACTCGCCACGTTTGAGGATGTCGTCGAACGTGTGCTGTGTCATCGCGCGGATGTTCTGGTGATGGATCACGCAGACAGGTTCGAACACGCGACCCTCCTTCACGATGACCGGCACATCGACGAAGTCCTGATGACCAGACAGCCCGCGAAGGGTCATCTCCATCGTGACGACTCCGTCGACCATCCGGTGCGCGCCGCGGCCCTTGAACCGTTTCATGCCTGCGAACCGGATCTGATAGGTCGTCGGGATGTGAAACTCGCCCATGGCGGCTGCGACCGCATGATGCGCTGCGACGCCAGGGTGCTGACTGCCGATAGGCGCGCCTGCGGAGCTGTCCGCGTCGTGCGACTTGAGCGACCATTGGACAGCCGCTTCAAAAGCGCGAGTGGGGCCGATGGCCTCACCGATGTTGTCGTAGATCGCGGCGCGGCGCGCTTCGCGTCGGAGACTGCGAGCACGCACCAGGTCGGGGGCGTCGTTGATGGCTTGGATGTCACCGTAAAGGTCCATAGGTTGCTTCCTTTCGCTTCCGCGTGAGCGAGATGAACTCGCCCGACTCGTCGGGGATAGCGTGCGTACACATCCCGCCGAGGATCATGATCTGAGACAGCGTCTCAAGGCCGTCACCGTCGAGCGCCTCGACCATCGCCTGGCGCGCCTCGTGGCTCATCTCGTTCACAGCGCTGAGCCAATACGCAACGTCCTTGAGCGTGACGAGCGCCGTCTCTGCGCCCTCAAACTTCGCGAGCGGCGCAGGCTTCCAAGGAAGCACTGCACCAGCTCCACCCTTCGATAAGCGCGCCATCCCCTCAAACAACGTAGCAGCGACTTGACCGGGATTGATGATCTTGGCGCCGTGCCGCGTTTCCTGGCCAGGCTCTTCAGACAAGCCCTTTGGTGGCACCGCGTAGCCTGCGCTCTCGTCCCACTGTCCGAGGCCCATGCCATCAGTCGTCCAGTCGAACGCGTCAGGCGGCAGCATACGGTCCTTCCACTCCTCGGTGGGGTCACGTACAGGCAACTGGTCCACGCCAGGACCTTCCTTCGTGTAGTAACCACCGTCGAGCGGAGGGCCGTCAGCCTCAGTCAACATGCGCCCGAGGTTGTGGGTCAGCACCGCGACGCGGTCCCCGACGTTGATCCCAGCTCGCCGGCACTCGCCAGCCGCCAGTTCGATCACCGAACCGACGACCGGTGCGGACCAGCGCTCTCGCGCGCCTGGCCGCGCACCAGCGATGACCTTCTGTATCGTGCCACCTGCATCTGCGAAGATGATGTCGATCGGGAAGGTGACCGACCCCATGTGGAAGGTCGTCGCCCGTGCAGGCCGAAACGGAAACAGCATGCCCTCGCCAGGTCCGAGCGGACGATGGCCTTGCAGCCCGCGAGCTTGC